ACCCCCTCGTGTACAAGACCTTCGTTGAGGTAGATGGATTACAAGGCGAAACGATCACGCCGCTTTACAAGGGCGTCCCGATGGAGAACATCCCCTTCACATTCGTTGGGGAGAGTAACTTGGACAGTTCTCCAGGACCAATTCCTCTCCTCGACTTGGCTAATCTATCGATCGGCACGTACCAGGAGAGCGCGGATTATTACAACACCCTGCACCAAATCGGCGGGGATACGTTTGTAGTAATCGGCGAGGAGCTTACTGGCGACGGAGACGTCAAGGATAACACGCAAGCCACCCGCACAGGGACTGGTTCAAAGGTTCATTTAGAAGAGGGTGGTGACGCCAAGTTCGTTGGCATCGAGTCCAAAGGACTCCCGGAGCAGAGGCTATCATACCAAGCTAGCCTGGACGCAGGACGCGAAGGCGGCGCACGATTGTTGGAACCTCGGAAGGGTCAAGCCGAGTCTGGCGAAGCGCTACGCACCCGCATTGCCTCCGCGACAGCCCAGTTGCACCAGATCTCTATCACTGGGGCCCTGGGCCTAGAGGACATCCTCAGGCACGTTGCCGTATGGATTGGGGAAGATCCCGAATCCGTCAAGGTGACCCCGAACACCGACTTCATCCAGGAGATGGTGGAGACTCGAGAAGCTGGCGATCTGATGGACGCCAAGCAGAAGGGCCTACTCATCTCGGACGTGAGCGTCCACGAGTGGATGCAGCGACGCAATTTGGTGAAGACCACGTTTGACGAGGAGGCTGCGCGGATGAAGACCGACAAGCCCCTCCCGAAACCGGAAGCACCCGCGAAGCCTGCCCCGGACGTACCGGCGGCAGGAGGCGCAGAAAGTACGGACGACGAGTAGGAACCCCCAAGTTCCAGGGCCCGCAATGACGCGCAAGCCCAACTCATGGAGTGGAATAACAGATGGCTCTTGATATGATCGTGAAATCTTTGGACGATGTGGATGAATCCCTGCACGAGCACTACACCAAGCGGGACGACGTGTTTCAGCTGGATGCGAAGGGGGTCTTCTCAGAGATTGATCGCAACAAGCTGACGAAGTCCCTTGGGTCGGAACGAGAAGACCACAAGGAGACCAAGAAGCGGCTGGCTGTTTTCGGAGACCTGGACGGTGAGGGTTTCGAGACTCTGATGTCTGAGCATGAGCAGCGCGGCCTGGAGATCGAGGCGTTCAACAAAGACGGCAAGGACCCGGAGGCGCAGGCCAAGCTGATCGAGTCCCATGTGCGAGCGAAAATGGGTCCCCACGAGCGGGAGTTGAAGGTCATCACGAAGGAGAGGGATACGCTCAAGACAGAGAACGTCGGGTTGGTCCGTGAAGCCACTGCTGGGGAAATCAACCGTGCGGTGCTTGGAGCCTTCAGCAAGAAGGACCTCGGCACGAATTCGGACGCCAAGGAAGACGTGGAAATCTGGGCAGAGCGAGTATTCGAGAAGGACGATAGCGGGAAAATCGTCTCGAAGGATGGAGTGGGCGTCACTCCTGGTTTGGTACCGGCAGACGTCTTCAAAGACATGCGCGACAACGGACAGAGGGCCCATTGGTTTGGGGAAACTGTCGGTGGCGGCGCGAAGGGAAGCTCCAAGACCAAGGATCAAGGCGAGAACCCGTTCAAGAAGGATAAGAAAACGGGCCATCCGAGCGATATGCGGGCCTGCTCAGCAATAGTTACGGCGGATCCGGCTCGGGCCCGTCGACTGGCGAAAAAGGCGGAAGTGCTTGAGTACTTCCCGATGCTGAAGGAAAGTAAAAGCTAGACGTAACGCAATCCCGCAGACATCTCATGACGCGATGTTAGGGCGGCGTAGGGTGCGGCCATGGTGCTCGATACCTATTCAAACTCCGTGGGGACAGGCCCCACATCTGTAAGTTACTCTTTGAAAAGGAACATAGCACATGGCGGGAACACAAGTTAGTGACATTGTTGAAATTGAAGTATTTGCACCCTACGTGCAGGTTCTAACTGCTCAGCTGTCCGACTTCGCGGCCTCTGGAGTCGTCGTCTCAGACGAAGACCTCACCAATTTCTTGGCCGGTGGCGGACAGACCCTGAGCATGCCCCAGTGGGACGACCTCGACAACACGAATGCGAACGTGTCGACAGACGACCTCTCTGTGGCAGCCGGTACTAATGACGCCGTGCCGTTGAAGCTCGGTAGCTCTCTGGAGATTGCGATTCGCAACAACCGGAATCAGCATTGGTCGGTATCGACTCTGTCTGGCGATCTGGCGGGTTCCGACCCGTTCAACGCCATCGCAGTGCGCGTGGCCGAGTACTGGGTGCGGGAAGAGCAGCGCACGATCATCGCGCAGTGCCAGGGCATCATGCTCGACAACGTGAATGACTCCAGCGACATGCTCAACAACATCTCGTTGCCCGGTGCCGGAACCCCGGCTGCAGAGAATCTGTGGTCGGCAGAAGCGTTTCTGGATACCATTCAGACCATGGGTGATGCGGGCAAGGCTCTTCGAGCCTTCTCGGTTCACTCGGTGGTCTACAACCGCATGCGGAAGAACGACCTGATCGACTTCATTCCGGACTCGGAAGGGAAGTTCTCCATCCCCACGTACGAAGGGCTACGTGTGATTGTCGACGACGGCATGCCGGCCGTTGCGAACAACGGCAACTTCCGGTACAGCACGTACCTCTACGGCGAAGGGTTCCTCCGCCGGGGCGTTGGGACTCCGAAGTTCCCGGCGACGACCAGTCGTGAAGAGCTGGCCGGACAAGGTGGAGGCCAGGAGTTCTTGCACAGCCGTGTGAAGTTCGCCTACCACCCCCGTGGGTTCTCGTTCATCAACGCGGCGGGCATCGCTCTTGAGTCGCCCACCAACGTCGAGATGGCCGCGGCCTCCAGCTGGAACCGCGTGCGCGAACGGAAGCTCGCTCGCTTCGCGGAGCTTCGCACCAACGGCTAAGCGCAATTCGCGCCGTCAGTTCAAATCTAGTCACGGGACCCGCCCTCTTCACGGGGGGCGGGCACCCCACTTACTGCAACACCCTTTGAAAGGAGGGCGCAATGCCCAAAGCATTTCCGAATCTATCTTTTGGAGGCAAAGGCCTCCCTCGTTCTCTGAAGACTATTGCCAACGCTCTACATGGAGCCCTCATCGGCGACAGCAACGAACACGTGAAAACAGCTGCGACTGCATCTGAATTGGACGTCCAGTCCTACGAGTCGATGATTCGTACGTCTGGTTCCGCGGGAGTTGAGATTGTTCAGCTGGGACAGGGAACTCACATCGGCCAGCGCCACAAGGTGACGTTTGGCACGCAGGTTGACCCTTCGGACACCGTCAACGTGACGGGCGGGCCGAACTCGGCTCTCCAGACCGCTTCCGCGGCACCCAGCGTTGTTGTGATGAGCGTCAAGCTGAATTTGGCTACCATTCAGGGCACCAACTCTGTTTTCGTCGAGAGTCCGGTGAACGGAAGGATTTCGCACCTACAGACTGTGTCTGACGCCGTTTTCGACGCCGACTGGGACACTCAGTTGGAGTTGGGCGGAACTCTCGTGGTGAACTCTGAGCTTACGATTGCGACGTCAGGCAGTGCCATTGGTACTGTGGACGAAGAGATCATCGCCGCTGGTTCGACGACTCTCGTGACAAAGGGTCAAGCGATCGAGGTCCTCAGTGACGGCGTGCCTACCACAGGCGAATGTACGGCGTTTATTCACATCATCCCCAATGGCGTTGGCGCTCCGGTCCCCGTGATCAAGCCTCTGCCCGCTACTCAGTACGCCGCAGGAACCTCTGTGTGGGCCCTTGCTCCCGTCAACGGGCGCATTCGGCGCGTACGCACGGTCACCACGGCGACAACCACTGCGGTTGGCACCATCGGATTGGAACTCGGCGGCATCGCAGTCCAAGGGTCGGAAGTCACGGTCGCCACTGGAGCGACGGTCGGCACTCTGGACGATTCCGGTCAGATCTATGACCTCGACAACACGAACCTAGTGGAGGCCGGGGACCCCATCGAGATCACCTGTAACGACACCCCCTCCGCAGGTTCGGTGGATGTGATCATCGAGATCGACCCCAACATGGGTCGAGCCCCGATCGTCATTGACACCTTGCTTCCGGCGACTCAGCTTGCTGCGGGCACCTCGGTGTACGTGGTTGCTCCGTGTACCGGATTCGTCGATCGTGTTCGCACGGTGACCGACGTGCTGCTCGCCACGGCGGCCGAAGAACTCGCGTTGGAGCTGGCGACCGTATTGGTCATTGGGTCCGAGACAACCATCGCGGACGAGTCACCCATCGGTGACACCAGTGAAACGGACGACGGCGCGCTGCTGGAGGTCGCTACCGCGGCTGTTACATTGCATGACCCCGTCGAGATCACCTGCGACGGCTCGGCATCGGCCGGCGAAGCGACGGTTTGGGTTGAGTTCATTCCGACGGCCAACATTGCCGGCGTGGCTCTCGCGGATCCGGGCGACTTTGTGCTCTTCGAGTGCAAGGGCGCAGGGCTCTGGGAGATCGTCCAGACCAACGGCATCGTGTCTTAAGCGATTCCCCAAATACAACCCAGGCCGCCTCGCTTCGGCGGGGCGGCCTTTTCCCTCATAGGAGACATCTCAGCATGGCTGAAGAAAACAATCCCACCCCCGGTGCGGCAGAAGAATTCAAAGACATCATCGAAGGCGAAGGCGAAGATGAAGACCGAGAGGTGACTGAAGAGGACCTTGACTTCCTCATCGAGAGCACTCGTGTTTCACTGCGGGAAGCCGAAGGCCTCCTCGCCGAGGCGCGGAAGGAGCATAGCGAGGCATGTGAGCTAAGGGCCGCCAGGAATAGTACGTCCCAACCTCTACATGTGCTGAATGCTAGGGCAGCACGCGTCAACTCCACGGAAGACAGCCGCCGAGCGAAAGCAGAGGCTGCAGTTCGTCTTCTCAGCACTTCGATGAAGCGTCGGTTGAAGCAACAGAATCAGGCACCCCCCGGCACATCTCGGACCCCCACATATCAGCCCGCAAGATAGCAAGAGGTAGCGCATGGCGAATCGACTAGAGAGACTGGCATTCAAAAACGCTTGTAAGCGTAGGCGCTTTATGCATCGTCGTGCAGGCGCGGGGCGAGGAGATCCCCAATATCGGATGCCGTCTGGCGGGGATATGTCATCTGCGATATCCGTCGGTCTAAGGGCGAAACCGGTATCTCTCGTGTGGACGATGGAGTTTTTTGGCGTCGAGGCCGACCCAATTGGGGACACCCTATATCCCGCCGGGACCATACTGGATACAGGGAAAATCCTTATGAAAATATCCGATGTAGGGGTGTTAGACCTAGAACACGCAACAGCATCTTCAGTCCATGCTTCAGTTGATCTCACAGACCCCTCGCTCCTAGGCAAAGGGACGCCCGCTAGGGGCATACACACAATCGTAGCATACTCGAAGCCGTCGGGCGCGATGCAATTAGCCCTGTTTGTTGATGGACACCAAGTCGCAATTGATAAAGGGGCCGGGGGATCAACATGGACTGATGGTAGGACTGATTTTGATTACATGGTTGGTGTAACAGACGTCGGTATTTTCTCTGATTTGCAGATTTTTCCAAATTATACTCCTGCAATGTTTGTGCCTCTTCCCTAGACATGGACAAAGCCCCTGCATACCAAGTCAAAGGCCACTTTCTAATCGACCCATTTGTTCTGGTAGACATCCGAGAGGTGGATCGAGCGTTGGCAAGACGGGCGTGGGGTGTTGCCAATCAGTACTTGGAGAAGCAACACGAAGAAGAAGGCGAGGGCCTGTGCGACTATTTAGTCGTGAAGGAGCAATTCCAGGCCGCGTGGAAAGAACGGCTCGTCAACGGGGCAACAACCGACGATTGGTCTGAATTTGACAGGACTTTTGAGCCGAAACTGACAGACTCTGATTATGACTCTCGACTTGGGAACATCATGTTCCTCGTGACTCGGGTGATGCAGGAGCGGGATGGGACTCGGATTGATCGAGGCACCCCGGACATCGAACGGTATCAAGGGGCGTTCTACCTCTACAACATCCGAGAGACCTCCAGGGTCCGTGGGCGCATCCACGCAACCGCCTACATCGCGGCCGGGCTGCCCTACAAGTCAGAGGCCGAAACCACGCAGTGGTTCAAAACCATGCGGGCTCTGATGAAAGGCTTTCTGAAGGTGGACTTGCCGCTGGTTGACGGAGGCCACCTCCGTATCGACGACTTTGAATTTCCGACCAATAACCCCGATCAACACTGGAGCGGGCACTGGTCGAAGTTTTACATCGGTAATCTGTTCGACGAGGCCGAGGGCGAAGGGCATCTCCGAGAGAATGACAAGGGGACGATTAAACGTCTACACCGGAGAGTCCAAGAGAAGTTCCCTGACACCCGAGAGCCGGAGTTGGAAGAGAGCGAGGTCCTTCAGGTGAGTGCGATCGGCGATGTGACTCGGAGAGGCGGACGTGGGGACAGTTGAAAAGTCTTTTCTACCGACTGGGCTCAGTGACGCCTCGAACTCCGGGGACTCTTACGCTACGACGCTTTATAACTGGGATCCCGCATCGGCGTTTTGGACGGACACGTTTCAATCGACTGGAGGGCTGGCATTCGGGAAGGCGGCCGTAAATCATCAATTTACGTCTTATGCCCGGTACGAAATCGACATTCCGCTGTATGCTACGGATTTTCGAGCGAAGCTGAGAATTACACCGTCAGATCCGCAGACTGAAGACAGAGATATGCGTCTTGGGCTATTGGAGAAAGACGACCGCTGGGATCCCGTTGCAGGAGCCCTAACCCACGTCACTTCTATCATCGACCCTTGGGTTCAGGTGTACGGGGACAGTGGCACCCTTGCGATTGAAGGGGCCAACACGTACCAGTCCGGTCGTCACGCGGTACGAGCTGATTCCATCGGAAGGATGAATTCCGGTGGGTCTCTAAAGGTCGATACCGGGGTAACAAAACTAGAATCCATCAAAGTGTGGCTTAGCCGGTCTAGCAGCAGGAGTACAGCACAGATCATCCTTCGGCTGTATGACGTGGTGTCAGATGCAGACCCGAGACCCACGGGGGGCATCATCGCATCTAGCGACACTGTGCAAAGGGCTGCGGTGCCACGCAATAGTGTAGGAACTTGGATAACTTTTAACTTCAGCGGAGAAGAGCAGATATCGCTGTCAGCGGGACAAAGGTTTGCTTACAATTTCACGACGGGAACAAGCGAAACAGGCATGTGGACTAACATCCAGGCCCACTATGACGCTGGGTATTCGTCCGGTTCAGGGTTAGCGCCTAGTGGGGCGGTCACTAACGACATCCATATGGTGACGTGGAGTACAGGGCTTGCCAATGGCTTTCAAGCAGTAACATACGCTCACTCGCAAGATTACCCTCACCCGACCCTGCTTGATGATAACACAGTGGTTCCAGACGTTGTGTTCCAAGACAACTTTACGCCTTCATTCCCTCTTACTGATTTCGCCACGAACGTGCCACAGGAGTGGGGGGACTCTGGGTACGCGGCTGATGGTATTCGGGCTCTCGGAGCTTTGGTGGAGGATTGGGTAGCAGAGCCTGGGTATGATCCTTCGGGGTCACCGATTGCTCTAGTGTGGGAAATCGCCGCAGCGGAAGTGGACGACGAGTATAACGTTTTCTCCACAGAAGGCGGCGCGCCGCCAGAGCTGTGGATCGAGTACCAGATTGAACCGCCCGTTGCGGCAACGGTTCCGGTTCCGGCTAATGGGGCGATTGAAGTGTCCGAGTTACAGGTGCTGTCCTGGACCTCCGGCGCTCGGACAGAGTCTTTTGACGTGTACTTCGGTACAAATGAAATACTAGGGGCTGGAGACTTACAAGGCAATCAAGTCGAAACAGTGTTCGACCCAGGCTTGATGGTTAAAGGCCAGACCTATTACTGGCGGATCGACTCCTTCAACGAGGACGGCGAGACGACTGGCACGGTTTGGAGTTTCACGGTAGAAGATCTTCCTGCCCGCCCCATAGGCGGTGGAGATGTCACCCAGGAGCTTTCAGTAGGTGGTGGAGATGTCACCCAGGAGCTTTCAGTGGGTGGCGGAGATGTCACTCAAGAGATCTCGGTAGGCGGTGGCGATGTCACCCAGGAGCTTTCTGTGAGTGGTGGAGACGTTACTCAGGAGCTTTCCGTGGGCGGCGGAGACTTGACGGTTGGAGACGAAAGCTAATGGCAGATCCGTTTGTAGACTCATTTCCGATGACTCGGGGAGACAAATTTTTCATCCCCTACGTGGTGAAGGACCAACAGGACTCCCCCGCCGTAGTGAACATTACGGGCGCACTCATCGAGTGGACATTGGCCAAGCAAGACCCCAATGCGTTTCCGACCACCCGCCCTCAACCACAGAAGAACTCCACCGTAAAAGAGAAGGCCACCGACACAAGCGGGGTGACAATTACCGACGCGGCTAACGGGGCGTTCAAAATCGAAATAGACAGTGCAGACACCGTGGGGCTGTTGGCCCCGGGCGAGTACTATCACGAGGTGCAGATGACACTCGGCACAGACGTCACCACTCTCGTGCATGGCATTATAACACTGAACCGCGACATCGTCGCACCGGGGCCGTAGAATGGCATCAGGACTTACAGAGTCTGGGAATCTAATCGTGGAAGACGGAACGGGCGTGTCCGACGCGAACTCCTATGGCGTGTTGGCCATCGTGACCGCGTATGTGACTTTGCGCCAAGACGCGAAGTTACTACCGTGGCTATCTGCCGATGAGTCCAACCAAGTGGCGGCGGCTATTATCGCTACGGACTACGTGGATTCGAGGTGGAGGTTCTTGGGAGAAATCACATACCCAGGTGATGACGACACAGACCCGCAAAATCTACGATGGCCTCGAACGTCCATGATTGACGAGCGAGGTGTCGAGGTCGAAGAGGACGAGCTACCGATCGGGCTCCTGAACTCCTGGTGCGAGTACGCCGCCAGAGCCCTCGATCCCACGACCAGCGAGGCACGGATGCTGAGGCATGACCTCGAAGCCGAGGATGTTTCTGGCCGGCGTGTTAAGGAAGAGCTGAAGAAGATCGGCCCGCTGGTCAAGCAGATCAAGTATCAGTCTAGCAGGGCCGGTAAGTGGCCGAGCTACGGGAACGCGGACGAACTCATGAAGCGCAGCGGGTTTACCTCTGCGTATGGACTGCGAACGGTGCGCGCATAATGGCCGGCGTTCATGACGACTTCGTCGACCTAGCCTACGAGATGATCGAAGAGGATGGTCGTCCAATTCAGGTCATACGGACTGTTATCCCGAACGACCCCAGTGCCCCCGAGAAGACCGGCACTCCGGTGGTTACGGTCGCAGGCACAGTCGGCGCGTTCTTCACCAACGAGTCGGCGGCGCTGAACGTGGCGTTGCTGCAGGCGATCGGTGCTCCGGAAGGGGCCCGTACCACAGTTCTGGCGACAGGCACTCAATGCTTCGTTCCGGCCAAAGGTCTGCCCTTCGACATCAACGCAGACTGCACTATCAAGGACGGCGACAAGACCTGGACGATATCGGACGTGGAGCTGATCAAGCCCGGTCCGACAGCGATTCTTTTCATCTGTGACCTGAGGGCTTAGTGTATGGCCGACACTCTTGACGAGGCACGCACGGACATCACGGCGTTGGTTCGTACCGCCTGGAATACCGCTACGGATAGCGCGCCGCTGGCGTACAACAACCGAACGTTCGAAAGGCCTAACGGCTCCACGTGGGGCAGACTGACTATCAAGAATGCTACCGGCGGACGAGCGAGTGTCGGAGATGCCGCTCGGTTTCGCAATCACGGAATTATGATTTTGCAAGTTTTTGTCCCGGAGAATACCGGGATGGAGATCACTGACGCAATCGCCAATGCTGTAACGAATGCGATCAATGACGCGGGAGCGGTCGGGAACTTGTGGTTCTGGGATGTAGCTCCGAAAGAGGTAGGGCCGGACGTCGACGGGGCCTTCTTCCAAACAAACGTCGAAGCCTCATTCACCTGGGACAGAGTGACATAGGAGAATCATGAGTAATACCAATCGAGTAACCATTCGAGCAACGGCCGAGGCTACCTTTGGCGTCGTGCCTTCAACCCCGGATTTTGTTGAACTGTGCATGACGGGAGCACCTGGGCTGGCGTTCAGCCCGAAAACGGAGCCTTCCGCCAAGATCCGATCCGACCGTCAGCTGGACGATCTTATTCTGGTCGGAGGGGAAGCGACCGGAGACATCAACTCCGAGTTGGCGTTCTACATCCACGACCAGTTCCTGGAGGGGGCGCTATTCAGCGCCTTCCAGACGCGGGTCAACCGGCTGAACAACGAGCAAGAGACGCAGATCACCGCTGCTGCGGCTGCCACAGACTTCACTGTGACGGACGAGGGCGACACCATCATCGAGAACGACATCGTGCGTGGCGAGAACTTCAGCGTGGCTGCGAACAACGTGTTCCACATCGCCGAGGCTGCATCCACCAACATCTCGTTCATAACGCTCACTGCTGCTGCCGAGACCACCCCGCCCAATCAGGCTCGCCTGACTGTTGTGGGACATCGAAGCGCGGACGGCGATCAGGCCTTGGCGATCTCGGGGACCACCGGTACGTTGACTGCCACCATCCTGGACTTCACCACGGTAGCAGCTCTTGGCCTGCAGGCCGGAGACTGGATCTGTCTCGATGGGTTCGTCGCCACCCCTGCGAACAACGGGTTCTACCGACTGCAGATCGATCCGGTGGCCAAGATCTTGACCTTCGACCTCGTGCCTCTTGGCGCGGTGACGGAGACCCCGGCGGGTGCGGTCGACATCTACGTCGGCGATCGGCTGACCAACGGCACGACCACCAAGAGCTACTCCCTCGAAGAGGAGTTCGCGGACCACACGGCTGAGATCACGTACCAGTACTTCCGGGGCATGACGATCGACCAGTACAAGATTTCCGCGCCAAGCCAAGCCATTGTGACCACGGGAGTCACGTTCTCTGGCAAGGACGCCTTCTACTCGACCACGAGTGAGGGAGCCACACTGGAACAGCTGCCCGGCGGGGAGACCAACGGTCGAGCTACCGGGGCTACCACAATCACCGCCCAGTCCGTGGACATCCTGAACTCCAGCTCGAACGTGGCGCGGCTGTCCGAGAATGGCGTCGCTATCACGGGGGCCAATTACGTGACGGAGTTCACAGTGGAGGTCGCCAATAACCTGCGGCAGCGCAACGCCGTTGGGTTCCTGGGTGCCATCTCCATCGGGGACGGCGAGTTCACGGTGACGGGCAGTATGAACACGTTCTTCGACAACTCGGACTTGGCCCGCAAGGTCATCTCCAACGAAAACACCGCTGTCGATGTCCGCTATGTGGACGACAACAGTCATGCGATCGTCATCGACCTGCCGAAGATCAAGTTCAACGACGGTGCGGCGGAAGTCGCAGCCAAGAACGAAGACACCACGTTGCCGCTGGGCTACACGGCGCTGCGACACGCGGTGTTCGGGTACACGATGAACTACCAACGGTTCGGTGGTTTCGTGAAGACTGCCTAAGGGCGGCCATTTGATCCCTCTTGAGAGCGTGCTCTCTTGAGTTTTTAGCCCGGGGGGGCACGCGTACCCCTCGGGCGTTTTTCACAACGCGAACAAGGAAACCCCCATGACGGTAGAGAAATGCGGCGTCGACGAGAAGAAAGAAGTGAAAGGCCTGAACGTCTTCGAGATGTTCGAGATGAACGCTGACTCAGAGAAGAAAGGCCATGAGATCGACTTCGGTCGAGGCATGAAGGTCTGGGTAGCCCGAGCTGGCGGTACCAACGAGAAGTTCCAGCGATATCACGAGATGCGGATGCGGCCCTACAAGGTCCAGCAAGCATCGGGTACGATGGACGAGCAGCTGGCACGTGGGATTTTGGCGGACTGCTACGCCCACGCGATTGTGACTGGGTGGGAAGGCGTCATCGGACGTGACGGGAAGGAGATTTCGTTCTCGAAGCAGGCCGTCAAGGACCTCCTGCTCGACCTGCCCGAGTTGTTCAACACGATCATGACCGACTCCATGGACCGAAACAACTTCCTGTTGGCGGGAGTAGACTCCGACGCAAAATCCTAAGGGAGTTTCTCGCGTTCCAGCTCCGCCAGGGTAAAGACGCGGCATTGGTCTTGAAGGCGGCGCAGGACTCGGGGACTCCCCTGCCTCCAGCCCTCGCAAACGCTCCGCTGCTAAACACCGAGTACCAGAAGACCATTCTCTCGGCCTTCTGGGATTTGTCGTCTTGCAGGGCGGTTGGGATGGCTGTCGGGCCGGTGCC